TCGTCTGGCGCATGCTCTCTGACCGCGACCGCACATGGATGCGGGCCAGATAATCGAAACCCGTTTCGGTTTGCGTGTCGGATGGGTTCATCACGATGAAGCCCACCTCGACATAGGGCCATGTTGCGGCCTGCTTCCCGCGATCGACGACCGTCAGGCCAAGCGCGGATAGAGCGCTGTGCAGCGCCCCTTGGATTGCGACTTCTCCCGACATCAGCGCCCCGCCACCTTCGCGATGCGCGCCGCCAGCCGCTTGACGAAGGCTTTCGTGGCGATGGTGTCGATGTTGCGCATCACCTTCTCCTTCGACCGCATGAAGAACGCATGTTCGATGCCATCCGGCCCGTCGCCGTATTCGAGGAACCGCCAGTAGAAGGCGTTACGGACACGAACAGAGGCGCGAGCCTCGCCGTCCTTGTCGCGTTCGGCGCGGGCGCGGGTGCCAGCGCGCATCTTGCCCTCGTCCACTGGCATGATGGACCGCGCCTCTGACGCGATCTCGTCGGCCACGTCCTTGACCGTCTGCCGCGAAAGAAGGCGCGCTTCCTTCGGCATCACGTCACGCAGGACCCGGCGAACGTCATCGATGCCGCGGATCTCGACGGTCATTGGTGGACCCCGCGCTCGGCATCGACCTCAAGAAACTGCTCGCGCTGCGATGTGCGCATGATCCTGCGAATGTTCCACGGCTCACCCTTCCAGATGATCCGGTCCAGTTCAGAGATGTCCGCGCGATAGCGAATGGTGAACGTCGCCATCAGCGTTGCATTGACCCGGCCCTGCTCCATGCCCTCGCTGCCAAGGCGAGGCTGTACATGGGCCCAGACCCTTGGGACGGACGCCAGATCAGCCCAAGTGCGGGTCACGCCGCCGATGCCGTCCGGTGTCTCGGTGAAGCGCTGCAGCGTGACGCGCTGGTCGAGGTTGCCGATCTTGACCGCCGACGATTTCACAGCCGGTTCCAGCGCAGGGAGGCCATCAACGCCTCAGCAGCCATAGGAACGCTGTCCATGGCCCCACCAGCGACGGCCTCGCGATGGTTGTACCAGTGGCCGACAAGCATCTTGATCACGGTCCGCGTCACAGCAAGGTGCGCCAACGGCATGGCACAGGTCATGTTGACGAAGATCCTGGACGCGGACGGGCCGTCGGCATCCACCACAACACCACCCGGCACGGCGCGCAGATCCGCAGAGGTGGCGGGCTGCTCGGCGTCGTTGGCATCGAGGTAGGTAACGATCACGCTCGACACGTCGGGAAGCGCAAGCGGCAGCGTGCCCCAAGCGCAGAACTCTTGCCGCCAGACCTGAGACAGGATCGCGCGGCCCAGAACACCCCTCCAACCGTCCAGATAGCCGACCGCTGCCGCTTCGAGCTGCGCGATCAGCGCGTCCTCATCGGCATGATCGACGCGCAGGTGCAGCTTCAGATCAGCGAGAGGAACAACTGGGGAGGCCGGGGGGGTGATCAGGGTAAGCGTCATGTCAACGCTCTTCCCCGTTGGTCGCATTGGCCTTGGCAGCGGCTGCTTCTTCCGCGGCCTTTGCAGCGGCAGCTGCAGCCTCTTCCGCGGCTCTTGCCTCGGCCTCAGCAGCGGCGGCGGCGGCTTCTTCCGCGGCCTTCTTCGCTGCGGCTTCTTCGGCCTCAGCAGCCGCTTTCGCCTCCGCAGCAGCCTTGGCGGCGGCTTTGGCAGCTGCCTTTTCGGCAGCGGCCTCCGCCTTCTCATCCACTACGGACGCGAATCCGGCAGCAACGAGTTGGGTCACGATGTCCTCGCTGAAAGCAGCGGTTTCACCGGGCTGGTACATGCGCCAGCCCTTCGCAAAGCGGACCCGGATCATTGCGGCAGCCGGTTCGCGCCGCCGGTGACGATCACGGCGGAGAGAGCTGCGGTGTCAGTGTTTGCCGCGCTGAGGTTCGGGGTCCAGTTCGCGCGGAAGTAGCGACCAGCGCCACGCAGCGAGAAGTTCACCTCGAAGGTGCCGGTGACCGTGCCACCGCCGACCGAGCTTGCAACGACAGCCGGGGATGCAGTCACCAGCGTAGCGGCATCGCCGAGGCCCGAGGCCTGACCTTCCTGCACTGTGTAGCCAATCGACAGGCTCTGCCCGGCGGCCAGCGTGGCGGTGAAGGGGATCGCCAGCACAGCGCTTTCCGGCCAGCCCATGGCGGCGCGGTCAAGCGTGATGCCGGTCACTTCGGTGTTGTCACCACCACCACCAGCGGTGATGACGGTGTTGGCGGCGGCGCGATCAACCTTGATCAGCGCGCCGATGTCGCGAATTTGGGTCGTCATTTTAGAACCTCCAGGCCGTCAAGGCCATGATCAGGGGATGGAAAGACGGGCCGGGTTGCCCCGGCCCGTCAGGATCAGGCGTCAACCCAGTTGACGGCGGTCAGGATCGCGACAGCGGGCAGATGGCGCAGGCCGATGTCGTGGTGCTGGATGGCACGCATCACGGTCTCGTCGCGGCTGAACGCGGCCTGCATCGTGCCGGTCGAGTCCTTGTAGGCCGCTTCCGTCGAGGTCGCGATCTCAAGGCCCGAGTGCTCGCCCACCAGAACGTGCGGGAAGGCGATAAGGTACAGCTCCGACTCCGAGCCGCCGCCGAGGTTGATCGGCACGGTTGTGGTGGTGAAGAACGGCTTGCCGCGCAGGTTGCCGTTCTGCATCTCCGGGAAGGCGAAGTTGCCGTTTCCGTCCCGGATGTTCATCAGCCGCATCATCGTCCGAGGCGCTCCCACCCATGCCGCGCCAGCGAGCGGCACGTTGGCGTTCATCAGAGCCAGTTCCATGCGGCCGAGGTCACCCGTGATCGTCGTCAGCGTGTTGCCAGCGGTGACGGTCAGGATGTTCGTCGCAGCGAAGGGCGTGCCGGTCAGCTGATGGCGCAGGCCGAGCGGTGCGTTGTCGCCACCGACCGAGCGCAGGAACGCCGTGTCCATCGCGATAGCGGAGCCCTCTACGATGTCATCGCGCACAAGACGGTCGGCCGCAACCGAGGCCGAGCGCAGCAGATCGTTGGAGATCGGGATCAGACCGGTCAGCTTCTTCGCGGACAGCTTTACCTGACCGAGGGTCATTGCCGTGGCCGGGATGTCCTGCTGTTCCCCAACATAGGAGAAGTTCGCCCCGGTTGCTTGCCGGTTCATGGTCAGGTTGCCGTTGGGCAGCGGCACCACACGCGGGCCACCGCGCATGATCACCGACTGCGGACGCAGCAGTTCGATGATCTCCGAGGACACATCCTCGGGGACCAAGAAGCCACCCGCAGCACCATTGGTCATGTTCTGGTTCGCGAAGAGGCCGGAGTCGCCCCATGCTTCGGCCTGCTCCTGGGCAAGGCGCGGAATGCCACCGGAGGCGGCCAGCGCACGAGCCATCCGGGCGAACCGGATGCCCTTCTCTGCGGGCTGGGCCGGAACGGTGGCCTGCGGCGCGGTCGGGCCGGGCAGCGGAGCCACCGGCTTGGCAGCAGCAGCGCGACGACGCTCCAGATCTTCGGCGCGGGACAGCTCAGCCGCAACCTTGTCGTCTTCCGCCTTCAGGGCCTCATACTGGGCCACCTGATCGGCGGTCATGTCCTCACCTTCCGGCACGGACGCCACAAGGGCCTCCATCTGGTCGATGATGCCCGCGCGGCGGGCTCGCAGGGCCGTGATACGGTCCATTTTAGCCTCTTTCTGCGGCTCGCCGCCGCGTCTCGATTTCGGCGGCATACAGCGCACGTCTGCCCCCATTGTTCTGCCGGGTGCGCCCGGATTCCTTGGTGCCGTAGGCCAGCACGCTTTCCAGCGAGCCGATCCGGTCAGCCATGCCTGCAGCAACGGCGCGTGCAGCGGGCACCATCGCGCCCTGCCCGAACTGCTTCCGCACCTTGTCCATGTCGACCTTCCGGCCAGCGGCCACGTCAGCGACGAAGACCTCCTCTATGGCATCGACATCGGCTTGGATCGCGGCGCGCCCTTCGTCGGTCGAAACGTCCGGCCGCTTCAGCGGAGCGCCAGAGCTGACGATCTCATAGGCACGCCGGCCATTCTGGTCCGGGCCTTCCTGACGGCTGACCGTCGCGACCACGCCTATCGATCCGACCGAAGCGGAGCGGTCCAACACGATCTCGCGGGCCTGCGAGGCAAGCCAGTAGGCCGCCGATGCACCCATGCCAGCAACAAAAGCCGTGACCGGCTTCTCAGCGGCACGGATGCCATCTGCAGCTTCCCCCAGCGACGACACGACGCCGCCGGGGCTGTCCACCAGCATCACAATCCGCTCGACCTGATCACTGCGCAGCGCGACACGCATATCGTGCATCACTTCGCTGAGAGCCGTTCCCCCCGTGCTGGCGCCAATCATCGAGGCGCGCGGGAAGATCGTTCCGACGATCGGGATGAGGGCTGTTCCATCGCGGAACGTGCTCATCATGGAGCCTTCCAGTCGCGTGCCGACTGCCGCAACCGACATCCGAGCCGCTTCCATCCGGGCCTCATGCCCATCGGCTGCCACTAGTTTGAGGATGTCGTCGTCCAGCGCACGGGCTGCGATGGCCTCGATGGCCTCAAGGTACTCGGGCAGGATCGCCCAAGGCGTGGCGCGGATCGCCGCGATGACCGCTGCTGCGTCCTGCTTCATGGCGTGGTTCCTTCCGTGTCTTCGTCGGCGTCGTCATCGACCTGATCGTCGGACGCATCATCCGATGGCGACGGGGCAGTTCCGGCACTGGCGACGGGCTCACCAGCAACCGCCATGTTCGCGGGCCGCCAGTATTCCGTACCCGCAGCGCCGGGGATCTTGTTCTGGTTCTCACGCGCACGCAGCTCGTCGGCGTTGGCGATGCCCATCTGGCGCTGCAGCCAGTAGGCTTCCATCCGGCTCTTGAGATCGCCTTTCACCAGAGCGTCGGTGATGTGCTCGAAGTAGAGGCCCATCGGTGCGAACTGACGGGTCGCAGCCTGAGCAACTCGGGCGTAATGCGGACCGAGGTGATAGATCACGAACTCCAGCGACTGCTGCTCGATGTTGCCAAACGTCGCCTTGCTGAGATCGAAGATCAGGTGAGGTGGCACGCCCCAGACGCGGGCCAGATCCACAACCTGAAACTGCCGCGTTTCAAGGTACTGGTTCGATTTCAGGTCATGGGTCAGGAACTCTGCCTTCAGGTCCTGATCAAGAACAGCGATCATGTCGCCATCCGCGCCAGCGTAAAGGTTGGTCCAGTCACTGCGGATCTTGGTCTTGTCGGCAGAAGAGACCTTGTTCGATGTCGTGAGCACCGTCGAAGGACGCCCGCCCTTCTGCCAGAACCGTGCTGCATGATCGCCGGTGGCGATTGCACCGCCGATGGCGTCACGTGCGAACCGGATCGGGTTAAGACCACAGAGCCCGTCACGGCTCATTCCTTTCACATGCCAGATGTCGCGCGATGCGAACCGCTCGTTGGTCCCATCTGGCAGCGTGGCGTCATAGAACAGAATCTGCCCTTCAGCCCGGTCAAAGAACTCCGCAACCACAACCGTGCCGGGCTTCAGTCGCGTCAGAGCGCGTGCATTGCCCCGAAAGTCGCGCGAAACGTAGGCGTAGAAGTTCCCCGTCAGCAGGATGTCCTGCATCATCAACTCGAAGAAGTCGAAGGCCGACTGGTGACTGTTCGGCTGCCTCGAAAGCAGAAGCTCTTCCGGGCGATCCGATGCCCGCTCTCGGCCGGACTCCGTGCTGCGGTACATGTGCAGCGGCGTCATCGCAAAGACGCCCGACAGAATGCGCAGCGCCTGCAGCGTTGCCGGGATCGACAGCGCTGTGCCTTCGGTGACGCGCACACCCGCCTTGGAAACGCCGCCAACAGCAAGGCCCTTCCACTGGCTTTCGCTTTGGACACTGTTCTCGGACGCGGCGACAACAGGCGGCTCAATGCGCGCAGCCGCCCGCTCCCGCCGGTTGGCGGGCGAGAAGATGTCCATCAGGCCCATTGCTTACAATCCCGTGTATTCGAAGGCTGCAGGCTCAGTGGCTTCCCACGTCCCCGCCACGCTCATTGCCATCGCAAGCGCCACCATCCCGTCGATCCGGCCATGTGATTTCATCTTGGACAGCTTTCGGTTGCCTGCAGGATCGGCCTGCACGGTTGCGTTGCGGGCGCATGTGTCGAGGACCTTGTGCCCGCCATGTGCGATGCGCTTGTTCAGCACAGCGCTTTCCAGATCCCGCAGCGCGGGCGACATCGACTGGAACCCCTGCCCCATCGGCTCGAACAGGCCGCCCTCGTCAAGCTGCGCATCGGTGAAGCCAGCCTTTGCCAGCCACGGCTTAAGGTGCCGCCAGTTCCATCGGTCGAAGGCGATCTTCCGAACGTCATTGGCCTCGCAGAAGTCCCACAGGAATGCCGCGACGTACTCGTATTCGACCGTCGCGCCCGGCGTGGCCTGCAACAGACCTTCGCGGTGCCACAGGTCATAAGGCACGCGGTCCTGACGTGCCTTCTCTGCCAGCCCGCGGGACGGCAGCCAGAAGGTCGGCTTGACGTGCCAGACGGAATCTACAGGCGCGACTGCCACGAAGGCGGTAAGGTCGGACACCTCCGAAAGGTCGAGGCCCGCGTAGACTGGCAGGCCCTTGAAGCTTTCCACCACGGGCGCGGCGCAGGCCGCCCAGGATGACTGGCTTACGAAAGGCGCGTTCATGTCGACGCGCTGGTTGAGGATCAGGTTGCGGTATTCCGCCTCCCGCGACGGCATCCGGCGCGCGTCCTCGGCCATCGCCATCGTTTCCTGCGCGTTCTGGAAGTCACCGAACGCCGGGTTCGCTGCGCGGATCGCCTCCTCGCTGAACGGGTCCATATCCTGCGGCGCGGTGTGCAGAGACACCACAACCCGCGGGTCTTTCCCGCTCAGCCCGTCCTCGATCAGCAACGACAGCAGGTCAGCATCGGTCGGCGCCTGCGTCGAAATGATGATCGACAGCGGGTTTTCCTGCGCGCCCGTTGCCGTCTCCAGCGCCTCGTATAGCTCCGACCGCGGGCCCTTCACCTGCCCAAGCTCGTCGTGGATGATCAGCACAGGGGAAAGGCCATATGCGGTGGAGGCATCGGCTGACAGCGCCTTGTAGAGCGTGCCGAGCTCCGTACAGGCCAACTGCTTTGCCGTGTCCCTCACCACAACCACGGCGGCCAGATCGGGCGACATCCGCACCACCTTGGCCGCCAGCGCGAACAGGATCGCCGCCTGATCCCGCGACTGCGCCGCGCTGAAAAGCTGGCTGTTCGGTCGCGCCTCGGGGCCGCAGAGGTGCAGCAGCATGATGAACGATGAGAGCGCCGTCTTCCCGTTTTTCCTGCCGAAGCTCAGAATCGCCCGGCGCGTCCCGGCCGGGTTGTCGTAGATCCTCCGAAGTTCGGCCTTCTGCCATTCGCGAAGCCGGACCGGCTTGCCAACGTCACGGCCTTCCGGGATGCGGCAGTAGGTTTCCACCCATCCGATGTTGCGCTCGCCACGGGTCCGCGGCGAAGGCTGTCTCTTCACGCTTCCCAAGGCCGCTTCATCGGGCTGCGGCGAGACTTCTCGCCGCCCGCGCCCCGCGCCGAATAGCTGGCCTGCTGCGAAATGCGCATCGAGGCCGCCAAAGCCTTCAGCGCCGACGACTCCTTGGCCTGCATGCCCAGAAGATCTTTCATCTCGGCCACGTTGATCTCCTCGCGCGCCGATGCCGTGTCAATCATCTGCGCCACACGCCGAGCTGTGACGGTATGTCGACACCACTGGCGAAGAAGCGGCCACGTCTCCCGCTGAAACCAATCCGCGGGCATCGCGTCGACCGTCTCGACCCAGACATCGGCCTCTTCCGGCGTCAGATCGAGCGGCGCATCGGGGCGGCGAATGACCTGAACGGCCTGCACGCCGACGCCAGCGACCTCAAGCGCCGCCGAAGAGGTTTTGCCGCGCTGGCCCATATCGAAACCTTGCCATTTGTGTGAAGAAAACCCCCACGCCGGTCCCCCAGCCCCTCGGTCTGCAAGATTGCATACCCCCCCCCTGCCCTCACTCAGGCCAGATGGGGTTGCCTCCTTCATCGAAGCCGAGGCGCTGCTTCACTGTCCTGCCTTGTGCCTGCGCTGCCTCGGCCTTGGTCTTGGCCTTGTGGCAGTCATCGCAGGTGCATTCGAGATTGCTAGGATCATCGGTGCCGCCCATTGCCTTGGGCTTGATGTGGTCGACCGATGTCGCTGGCGTTGGCCTGCCGATGCGCCAGCATGGTTGGCACAGGTAGCTGTCGCGCTGCATGATCAGCGCCCGAAGCTTGACCCACTTGCTGCCATAACCCCGCGCATGTCGGCTCGTCTTGTGCCAACCTGACATGCTGCCTGTCCCGGAAATGATCAGGGCACGGAACCCTTTTCAGAGTGCCGTGCCCATGCAGTGTACAGAAGTTGCACCACATCCTGCGATGTGTCAACGCCCCCGATACAAGACCTGCCTGCCCGCAAGCCCATCAGCCACGCAGGCCAGCGCCAGCTTCACCCCAGCCCAATCCGACACGCTCGCATCGTCCACAACTGCGGCGATACAGGCAGAGCGTGCGCGCCCATCGGCATATCCCAGCCACCCTTGCAGGGCCATGAATGCGCTGATGGCGCTGCGGTAGCGTTCCTCTTCTGGCCGATCATCCGGCGCAGGGTCCGACGCGCTGGCAGTCATGGGGTCAACGGGGGCAAGGATGCGCAGACAGACGGGGTGGCGGTTCGGTGCGCCCAAGGCTCGGTCATAGGCGGCCCACACGCGGCGCATGTGCTTGACCGCGCCCCACAGGTCCGCCCGCTCGCAACCGGCCAGATTGTCCAGCAGCAGCGCGATCCCGACCTCGCACCCGGCCATGTCCGACCGGGCGAGGATTTGCGCGGCCTGCCCTAGCGGTGCCAGCCTGCGGGTCCGAGCCTCGATCACGGTGGTGGTTTCGTCGATCATGTCGGTCCTCTTGCCTTGGTTCTGCCGATCCGTCTGTGGGCGCGTCTCGCCGCCGGAAAGCGTGATCTGCCGGGAGCGCTTCCGGCGGCGGCGCTTGCGTTCTGCGATGCTGGTCATTGCGCCACCTCTGCGCCGGTGCAGGTCATGTTGCGACAGTGAGCGCCAGCGTGGGGTATATATCCGTAGGATATACCCACACTGGCGCACTGGCGCAGACCAGCGATTTGCGCCAGTTGCGCCAGTAGTGCGCCAGTCCATTTTTCAGCACTGGCGCAAGTCATTCCGTTGCCCATTCGCCCACCTCAACGCACGGTCTTTTCTTGCGGTGCTCGTCCTCAATCTCAGCCCTGACGAGGGCGCCAGACTTGATCCAATCGGAGACGATCTTGCGAATCCGGCGCTTGTCGCCCTCGGCGTCCAACTCAAGGAACTCGGCCACGATGTGGCCGACCCAGTCGTCGCCAGACTTGTCAGAGAAGCGCGGCGGGCGGCCCGAATTGCACCTCCGCTCGATCTCGTTCTGGACCGCCAACAGGTCCTTCACCTGCACTCCTGCGAAGGCATCGGGGAACTCCCACCGCTCCGCCACGCCGACCGTGTCACCATTGCCCAGATCGACCGAGGCCATCCTGATCCAAGCCCGCGCTCCGGCGGGCGCAAGATTGGCCTTGTCGCGGTCGATTCCGAAGATGGTGGCAGGGTCATCCTTAAGCCCAGCCTTCTCCCTCGTCTCCGCGTCCATCTTGTTCAGGACGCGGGCAGAACGGGCGGCGGCGACAAGGGCTGTGGACCCCCGCCCGTCTTCTGTCGTCGCATCCACGCCGCCTGTCTTGCGCGTGTGGTGCACAAGCTCGATGGCGCAGTTAGTTCTATCTGCCAGCCGCGCCCACTCCTTCGCCACGAGGTCAATCGCCCCGCTGGCGTTCTCGCTGACCCTGTGGCTGGAGACGAAAGGGTCGATGATCATCACGTCGATGTCGCGGGCGATGATCTCAGCCTCCAGCGCCTCGATCTCTGGCCGGACGATGGTGACCTCGCCGCGCACGTCTATCGCCGTGCAGAGCGGCCTTTCGCGCCCGCTGTCGATGTAGAGGCGCATGCCCCCCTCTGACCCTGCGCCAAGGTCTTCCGGCCTGATCTGGTGATGCATCATCGCGCCGATCACCCGGCGCTCCATCTCGTCGCGCGGATCTTCAAGGTTGTAGGCCCAGACGCGCAGCCCTTCCTTGCCCACCCACTCGCCGAGAAGGTCGCGCCCCGATGCCAGCGCCAATGCCTCTACCAGCGTCAGGGAGGACTTGCCGACGCCGCCGGGCGCAACGGTCACGCTGACCTGCCTGCGGATCATGTGGTGGCCGTAGACCCACGGGCGCGGCGGGATGGTCTTTGGGTCCTTCCAGACGAACGGTGTCGCCTTCAGCGGTGCCACCTGCACCTGCGCAGGCTCGACGAACTCGTTGGCGTAGGCCTCGGCCGGCGGGAACCTGTCTTCCTCTGACGGCGCACGGAAAGGCACGATGTTCTTAAAGGGGTCTTCGTCGTCCATCGGCCTCATTTTCCTGTCCCTTGTCCCGCTACGTTGGCGAGAAAGGCGGCCCGTCTATCCGCGGGCAGCGTGTTCCACAGGGCGACCAGCAAGGCCTCCCTGTCCCTCTGTGCGGCCTTGGCGCCGTTGATGCGGTCGAGGCAGGCCACGAGCATCCCGATCACCTGCCGATCGCTGGCGACCTCTGCCCAAAGTGCGGACTCGTCCTTGGCGCTCGACCAGAACGGAGCAGCAGCACCGATCTCCGGGGCGGGAAGCTTGTCCTGGATGCGCTCAAGTGTGAAATCGCAGGCGGCTACCACCGCGACTGCATCCTCAGCCGCCGCAGTGCAGAGCCCGCGGTAAATTCGGTCTGCAAAGGCTTCGCGCTTTGACTTCGGCGCAGCGCTCATTCAACCACCTGATCATCGCGCATAGCCCGCTGCTGAAACCGCTCCACGATCCCGCGCAGCGTTGCCGCCTGCTTGTCCGACAGCCGCCGCCCCGCCCGCTCCTGCCTGATCAGGGACGCGCAGAATTTGCGCTCGAAGTCCGTCACGCCGCCATCGCGGACGAGGATCGGCAGGTATTGGGTCGGTGCGTCGGTCATTGTGCGCCGATCCTCTCGATGATCAGAACCGTCTCATCGCGGTCGCCCCAGAGCTTCCGGCACGGCCCATACTCGGCGATCTGGCTGTCATCGCCCCAAGCAATGCGGTTCAGCCCGTCCTCCAGATGCTTGATGAGGTTCGACAGGTCCGGCTTCTGGGTGTGCGGCCGCCACAGGTGGGCGGCGCGCTTCTTGGCGGACCATGACTGCGGAATGGCAAACACCGCGCTGACGGTGAGCCTCAGCGGCCCTTCCAGCGGCTTCGGAACGTCGCGCAGGACAATTGCCTGCAACGCGGCCTCATGCGCCTCCGTCTGGCTGTCCTTGAAACGGAACTTGCCGTTAGACCGCGCCCGCCGCCATGCGAAGGGCTTGCCTGGGATCGTGATGGCGATGCTGGAAACGACCGCCGGAATTTGTTCCGCCGCCCCCATCACGCCATCCCCAGCGCGCTCTTGTACATGTCGAGGATCGCCTGTTCCTCAGCCACGTCATCCGGCTTGCGCTTCCGAAGGGCGATGATCTTGCGGATGATCTTGGTGTCGTAACCACGACCCTTGGCCTCGGCGAACACCTCCTTCACCTGCTCGGCGATGTCCTTCTTCTCCGCCTCGAGCTGCTCGGCGCGCTCGATGAACTGGCGCAGCTCGTCAGCCGTGACAGAGAAGGCCGCATCACGAACCGCGCGGTCTGCCTCTGTCTCTTTCATGTGGTTCTGGTCAAGCATGGGGGCGTGTCCTTGTGCTGAGGATCTGATGGGTGACGATGCGCAGGCTGGCCTCAATCGAAGAGGCCTGCTTGCTGCGGCGCAGGTGCTTTTGCCTTGCCGCCTCGGTCAGCAGCGCCAGACGCCGGGCTTGCAACAGCGCCAGCCCATCGGCGTTCGGCATCGTCGCGGTGGGCAGCGCAGGCCCAGAGCGTTCCGCGCTTGCCAGCCGGAAGGGCTGAGAGCGGACCGGGAAGGCGGAAGCCGAACGGCGCCGGAAAAGCGCCGCAAATGCTGCACGGATGGTCATTCACGCGGCCTCCAGCGCCTTGATCATCCGGCAGATCGTGCTCTTCGCGATCTTGGTCGCTTCGGCGATCTCGCGGATGGTCATCTTCGACGCCCGCATCGTGCGGACCTTGCACATGAAAACCGGGTTGCCGATGAACCCCGCGACGTGAACCTTCACGCTCAGGCCGAGCGCCACCATGTCGCGCTGGATGGCAGACTCGCTGGCCCCGAGCTCTCGGGCCATCTGCGGGATCGTCATGCCGCCCTTGCGCAGCTCCAGTACCTTCTCGCGCCGCTGCCGGGCGTTTTCCTGACGAATGGCCAGACGCCCCGCATAGGCCTCGCGCAGCTTGGCGTCACGGATGTGCTTCCCGGCCTTGCCGAGCTTGCGAAGGTCGCTCCTGACCGCGCTGAGCGACCAGCCGACGATGGCAGCGATCTCAGTGGCATCCTTGCCAGCATCATGCAGCTCGCCGACCCTGACGCGCCGCGCCTCGTATTGCGCCAACCGCTCCTGACGGCGAAGAATGCTGGCCTCCCGCTTTGTCATTTTCTTCTCCCGCGTCATGGTCCGCAGGTAGGTCAGGCCCTTGCGGCGGCAGAACCGGCGCACCGCATCGGTGCCGATACCCATGAACTCAGCTATCTCCGCGATCGTGCGCGGCTCTGCGCTGATGAAGGCGATGGCGCGGGCCGAGTATTCCTTCCACTTCGGGTTGCCGGTGGAGACCTTCCGCGGCGGCCGGACCACCTCGATCTTGTGGTGAGAGCAGTATGCCGCCAGCGTGCGCTCCTTCATGCCCATGTAGGCCGCTATCTGCGGCAGCGTCTGGCCCTGCGAGGCAAGGTTGCGGATCTGGTCGCGCCGAAGCTCGGCTGCGATCTGGATCGATGACTTAGCGCCCTTTACCGGGCCCACGACTTCCTTCGCCTTGGCGGCGATGACACGGCTCTTGCGGGCGGCCTCGCGCCACGATGCATTGATGGCCTTGCGTGCCGCCTCACCCCGCGCCTGCTTCACGATGGGCACGAGCTGGTTGCCCTCGAACACATAGCCCGCAAAGCTCGACACCCCGCGCGGCACCACCTGCACCACATCGGGGCTGCACATTACGCCATAGCGCGCGGCAACCTCTGCAGCGATGCGGGCCTTCTGATCTTCGCTGATTGTCTGCATGATCGCATCTCACAGGGGGCGTCTGGGGACTGTTGGGGCCGCCCGCGCCCCCAGCAATCGGGCGGCCCCGTGGCGCGCCGGGAGGAGGTGGCGCACCGTTCTGTGAAAATCCCCGGCAGTGGTTGCCGCCGGGGTCAGTTGCCCGCGCAGGGGAACCGTAGGAACGGGCGCGCGGGGAGGCGTGTCATTTCTTGAGGGTCCCGATCTTGATGCCAGCCACGACGAAGCGCGACACACTGGCCGACACCGCGTCAACGTCGCCGGGCCAACCCCGAACGGACCAGAACAGGGCAACCGCGTGCAGGTAGATCTTCGCCAGCCGCCAACGCCAACCTTGGATGTTGACCAAGATGCTCAGCTTCGTCTCAGCCATCACGCCGCCTCCAACATGAAGTTCACGACCATGATCCGGGCTTCCGGGCGCGCGGTCTTGACCAGCGCCAGCATCGCGGACAGGCGCGGCTCGTGCTTGCCGTTCCACCAGTTGCGGCTGGTCCTGTCGTCGACATCGAACATCGCGGAGACAGTGCGCGGGCTGTCGAAGTGCGCGCGGAGGAACTGCATCCACCGCAGCGGGGTCTGCCGCCGCATCGCATCCATGTCGAAGCGCCGCCCGGAAAGAATGCCGGACAGATCGACGGCATAACCCCCGGACAAGTCACATGGAGACACGTCTGCCGCGTCTATGGCATCCACGGCGGCCGGAGGTGACGGATATGCAAGCACTCGACGGGGCATCAGGACGCCCTCGCCTGTTCTTCGCTCGCCGGATGATCGGCGATCCACTGGCGGATGCGATCAATCGTCCGCGTGGTGCAATCGCCACCCATCTCAAGGTGGCGATAAAGCCTGCTGTTCTGCACGGCTCGGCTGGTGAGCGTGGCAGGAGCAATGCCGAGCTTGTCGGCATGTTCCTTGATCTCGGATGTGATGCTGTGTGTCTGCATGGCCCTATAGGGGATATTTTTCCCCCAACTGTCAAGGGACATTTGTCTCCTATGCGCGCGGCAGCGCGAGGGGTAGAAAAATCCCCATGACAAAGCCGTTTCGAGACGCACTGCTTCAGAGCTTGGCTGCCCGCGGATGGACGATGAAATACGTCGCCGAGCAGGCCGGGGTGTCTTACGAGCAGCTAAAGAAGCTGAACCAAGGCAAGTCGCAAAGCACCAACGTCGATGACGCGATCAAGATTGCCCATGTGTTCGGGCTGTCTCTGGATGAACTGGTTGGGGACACAACCGCGCGGGATCGGGATGAGGTTGCCGCGCTATGGCTTCAGCTAACTGAAGCGGAGCGTGACCTTCTGCGAGCTGCTGCACGAGGGCGAGACGCTGAGGCCCGTGCGGAAGGTTGACGATGTTGAGGAGCGAATTCCTGATATTCAAAAAGCCTGACACTGAAACCCCCATTGAGGCAGCCTACCCATAGCAGAACGGAGGGCGAACAAAAAGCGGCAGATGTAGTGCCGTGCGCCATAGGTTCACCAAGAATTTCCGGCAGACACAAAGCCTTGAGCAGAATCGACTTTCCCACCAACGGAGTTTCCACATGAAAAAGATCGTCACCGTCACCTTTCTTGCCGCCGCCGCTTTGGCCTCCTGCACGACCACTGAAGCGGTGCCGGTAGTCTCCAGTTTCAACGGCGACAGCGTCGGGCTTCAGGGGCCGGGCTTCTGGGGCAACGAAAAGCCCACGCAAGCATTCGTCGATGAGGCTAACCGCCTGTGTGGTCGTCGCGGAATGAAGGCGGAGTATGCATCGAGCCGCATGGTTGCAGACTACACCCAGGAACACCTTTACCTCTGCGTGTGACCACGCGATGTCGGAGCGTCTCTTCGAGATAGATCAGCCCAAGCCCGATGGCGATTGGATTGGCTGGAAGGCGTGGATGGAGCTGGCAGGATCGTTTCATCGCGCCGCCGACGTCGCCCGGTTCGCAAAAGCAGCTGAGAGCGCGAAAGCATCAGGGCGGCACTCTACCCTGTCGCTGGAACGCGAGCCATCTAACCCGCACGACAGAAACGCAATCGCCGCCATCGGAGTCGTCGGTACAGAACGGTGGCTTATTGGTTATGTGCCAAGGGGAGAAGCGGCAGAGATCGCAGAGTATCCAAAGGAAATGCCCATTTCCGGTCGTGTGATCAGCGTGAAGTTCCGCGGGGACAGCGTCTATGTCCGAGTGCAGATCCTCATACCGTCAAAGAAACGACGATTGGCTATGGGATGGCAGATCCAGTAACCCACAAGACGCCGTTTTCAGGGCGGCGTCTTAATTTCCGCAAGCCTTTTTTACACGCCACCAGCACAACGCATTTGTGGTGATTCTCGGTAGGCCGTGCGGTGAGCGGCAAATCTTTAGGGGATTTTTGTCCCTTTTCTTGTTGACAGGGATTTTTGTCCCCTGTAGTTTCTCCCCATCAGCCGGGAGAAACCCAGATGTCCAGCCGCCTCTACATCGTCAGCGACCGCCGCGCCTGCGCACCTGATTGGGTTCCGCACTGGCGCACGTCGATGGTGACGAACTCGATCATCGCGGCGCGCAAGTGGGCTGGCCCGGAAAGCATCATCACCGAGCACGACAGCGAGGAAGCGTGGGCAATCCACGCGACCCGCGTGCTCCCAGATGCCGCCATCATCAACGCAATCGCAGCGTAAGGAGCGCCCCCAATGATCAACGCCAGCATCCAAAACATCGCCAAGGCCGAGGCCGAAGAGCACGCGCCGGGCGAATACCACAACGGTTTCAGCGTCGTTTCGCTGTACGGCAAGAGCAAGAACATCAACGAGGCGGTTAAGCTCTTCCTGCCCGCTGGCACGGGCACCGCCGTCGCCGCGTGCATCAACGTTGCCATCGCCGCAGGTGAGAAGGCGGAGCGCGAGGAAAAGCTGGCCACGCTGCGCGCCCGCTGGAACAGCGTCTGCGAGGACATGAACTTGGGCCGCTGGCCCCACAGCGAAGCCGAAGCCTTGGCTGAGATCGAGCGGATCAAGTCGCAGATCGCCCAGATTGAGGCCGCAGCATGACCGCCCCGGCCACCGTCCACTGCCTGACCAACGAGGCAGCCTTCGCCCTTGCGCGCCGGGTTATCAAGTCCGGCGCCTACGATGACGAGGCCACCCGCGCCGCCATCGATGTGCTGGAGTTCAGCGCAAACCCCGTCGACCGAGCGACCGTGCGCTGGTGCCGGATGTGGGTGCCGCAGATCGCCGACATGGCGCAGATCGATCAGGAGGCGCTGGAGGCAGAGGCCAAGCGCAAGCTGCACTTCACGATGTACTGCCTCGCGGTGGTTGGCGGCATCTTCGGCGGCACTGCGATGGAGATGATCTTCACCGCATGGAATGGGGGTGCGATGTGAACGCCCTCACCCCCGACCACATTACCTACCACCCCGACTTGATCCAAGGCAGCGAAGAGTGGCTTGCCGCGCGCTGCGGGCTTCTGACCGCCAGCGAGATGAAGTTGATCCTTACGCCGACGCTCAAGGTCGCGAACAACGACAAGACTCGCGCCCATGTCTACGAGCTGCTGGCGCAGCGCATCACCCGCTACGTCGAGCCGGTCTATGTGAGCGACGACATGCTGCGCGGTCAGGCCGACGAGGTCTGGGCGAAGGTCGAATACATGAAGCACATCGCCCCGGTTCAGGAGATGGGCTTCATCGTCAACCGCAAATGGGGCTTTGCCATCGGCTATTCCCCTGACGGTCTGGTTGGCGAGGACGGCCTGATCGAGTGCAAGTCACGCCGCCAGAAGTATCAGGTTCAGACGGTCGTGGAGCATGTCGCCACCGGCAGCCTGACCATCCCCGAGGAATACCTGCTGCAGTGCCAGACCGGGCTTCTGGTGAGCGAACGGCAATGGCTGGACTTCATCAGCTACAGCGGCGGTCTGCCCATGGCTGTCATCCGCGTATGGCCTGACGAGCAGGTGCAGGCCGCAATCCTTGAAGCGGCCGCCGAGTTCGAGGCCCGCATCACCGAGAAGCTGCGCGCATGGTCCGCGGCCTTGGCCTCCGACGCCACCCTGATCCCCACCGAACGCCGCATAGAGGAGCAGATGTATGTCTGACATGAGCGCCGTGATCGCCCCCAAGAGCGACCAGATCAACGCCGATGACCTGATCGCCGGTGACATCACCATCACCATCACCGCCGTGAAGGTTTCGCCCGGCCAGGAGCAGCCCGTCTCGATGGAGTTTGCGGGCAGCCCGAAGGTGTTCCGCCCCTGCAAGTCGATGTGCCGCGTCATGGTGGCAGCATGGGGCGCGGACGCGAAGGCCTATGTCGGCAAGTCCCTGACGCTCTACCGCGACCCCAAGGTGAAATGGGGCGGCATGGAGGTTGGTGGCATCCGGATCCGCGCGATGAGCCACATCGAGCGCGACCTGACCATGATGCTGTCGGAGAGCAAGGCGAACCGGAAGCCCTTCCGTGTGGCCGTCTTGCAGGCGCAGACGCAGAAGGCCTCGGACCTTCCCCCGCTGTCGCCTGCCGATGCGCTGCGGCTGGCTGAGGCCGCTGCGAACCGCGGAACCGATCATTTCCGGGCATGGTTCAACAGTGCCGAGGGCAAGGAATGCCGCGCCACGAACGCGCTGACGGCGGACGAAATGGCGCGCCTCAAGATCGTGTGCAGCCGCGCCGACAAGCCCGCCGATGAGTCCGATCCCTTCGGCCTTCCGCCGCTCGACCGTGTGAGCACCGCCACCGACGACGAGATCACCAGCGCCATGCAGGCCGAGGAAGCCGCGCGCCAGCACGCCGAATAGCAGGCGCGTCTCGCGGGCGCAGCCTGACCCCATCCCGAGCGCGGGCGGGTCACCTCGCGCATTTGCTCCCATCCCGAAAGGACACTGCCATGAAGACCATGATGACTCTGGCCGCGCTTTTGCTCGGCACCACCGCCGCCATCGCTGGCCCGTTCGGCCTGCCGGATCACGAACCGAACGGCTACCGCGACACCGGGTGCGACCCGGCGCAGCAGGTGCAGATCACCAACGATGCGGGTGAATACCTGTACTCGCTGAACCCTTCCTGCCCCCGCGTCGGCGGTCCCTCCGATGCCGAGCGCGCCGCTGCGGCTGCGGTCGTCGAGGAGGAGGAAGACGACGAGGACGAGGAAGAGCCGACCGATCCCGAAGAGCCGACCACGCCGGTCGACCCGAAGGCCTGACGCTTCGGTGTCCAGCCCCGCGCGGGCTGGCATCCCAAGCGACAGAGAGAGGAACTGACATGACCAAAGGCGAATACCGCGTCGGCATCAACTTCAACCCGAGCGGGGATGACCTTGTCGGGCAGATCAAGCGGCAGGCAGCCGACCTGATCGACCTGATCGACACGATCAACGGCGATGACCCGCTGAGCAGCAAGGCGGGTGAAGTCGCGCGCCTCAAGGCGTTGGCGCAGACGCACATCGAGGATGCCGCGATGTGGGCTGTGAAGGCTGCGACGAAGCCTGCACCAACCGCCTGACCCCATCCCGGCCCGGCGGGTAATCCGGGCGCTCCTTGTTGGCAGCAGCAACTAGCCGGGCGGATCGACCAGCCGCCCGGCACTTTTCCTCAAAAGGATTGGACCCATGCTTCGCCCGATCGACGTGCAGAACTGCGAACCTGTCACCCCCGCCGATCAGCCCGCGCCGATGCTGGACTGGATTCCGATCAGCAAGATCGTCATGGACGATGACTACCAGCGCGAGCTGAAACCGAACAACTGGGCCGCGATCCGTCGCATCGCCGCCAACTTCCACTGGTCCCGCTTTGCCCCGGTCCTGCTGGCCCCGATCGAGGGCGGGCTCTATTCCTGCATCGATGGCCAGCACCGCGCCCATGCAGCGGCGATCTGCGGCTTCGACAAAGTACCGGCCATGATCACCACCGTCTCCAAGGCGGAACAGGCGCGGGCCTTCGTGCATGTGAACGGGTCGCAGATCCGCGTGTCGAACCATCAGGTCTATCGCGCCGCGCTGGCAGCCCGTGAGCCGTGGGCCGTGGCATGCTGCGAGGCGGTCGAGGCCGCGGGGTGCAAGCTGATGATCGCCAACGCGACCTTGGCGAAGGACAAGAAGCCCGGTCAGGTGTTCTGCATCGCCTTGGTGCGCAAGCTAGTCGAGGCGGGCCATGGCGCTGCCGTAACGGCTGGCCTGCGTGCGCTGCGGGACTATGAGCCGGAGAAGGTCGCGCTCTATGCCGACTATGTCCTGACACCGTGGTTGACCGCTGTCGCTGCGGAGCCGCGGTTCATTCATGCCGATCTGGTCGCGGTCCTGCGGAAGCGGTCGCCTTACAACGTGATCGAGGCCGCGGAGCGCATCGCGGAAGTCGAACGCAAGCCGGTGGCTGTGACGAAGCGCCAGTTCTTCGAGCGCCAGATCCGCGAGCATGGGTTCGGGGCTGCGGCATGAAGATCCTGATCGGCTGCGCAACGTCCTGTGTTGCCCTCAATGCCTTCCTGCGGCGCGGCCATGACACATGGCAGTGCGACCTCCTGCCCGCGGACGAGCCGACCAACCGTCACATCCAGGGCGATGTGCGCGACCATCTGGCGGACGGATGGGACCTGCTGATCATTTGCAATCCGCCATGCACCCGCCTGTGCAATTCCGGCGTCCGCTGGCTGCATGAGCGGAACCTGTGGGCCGAACTGGACGAAGCGGTAGCGCTGTTCGCGGACTGCTGGCGCGCGCCCGTGCCGCGTGTCGCGCTGGAGAATCCAGTGATGCACCGGCACGCCCGCGAAAGGATGCCCGCTGATCTTCCCAAGCCCCAGATCGTTCAGCCGTGGTGGTTCGGCGACCCAGCCTTCAAGGCCACCGGCCTCTACACGCGCGGTCTGCCTGCGCTGGTGCCGTCTGCACGCCTGACGCCGCCTAAGCCCGGTACCGATGACCACAAGGCATGGTCGATGATCCACCGCGCACCTCCCGGCCCCAACCGCTGGAAAGTCCGCAGCAAGACGTTTGCCGGCATGGCAGAGGCGTGGGCAGAGCAGTGGGGCGGCTATGCGCTGGAGGTGGCCGCATGAAAGCCGCTTCCACCAAATCCCTGTTCCGCGCCACCAAGGCCAAGCCGCGCATCGACGCGCGCCAGACTGTCATCCCTACCGGACCGGAACAGCGCAAGCCGGAAGGTGAGCGCCGCGCGCTGGACCTTTATCCGACCGGCCAGCCCGAGGCGATCAGGGGCCTGTTCGCAAAGGACGGCGCCCGAATCCGCGAACTCGGCACGGTCTGGGAACCTGCGGCCGGGCGCGGCGATCTGGTGCGCGAGATCGAGGCCGAGGGGCTGCTCTGCTACCCGTCCGACATTGCCGACCACGGTTGTCAGGAAGTGAGCGTCCGCAGCTTCTACGACTTCGCGTATAGCCCCGCCCGCGCGATCATCACGAATCCACCCTACTGCGAGATCAACGCTCGCGATGGGCACGGGAAGTGGCTGCGGCACACGCTGGGCATGCCCGGCTGGACCTATTGCGCGCTGCTCCTTTCGTGGGATTGGCCCGCCGCCCGCGCGAATGGCCTCGGCGAGATGCTGGACGCATACCCGTTCACCCGCTGCTACCTGATGCGCTGGAAGCTGGACTTCACCGGCGAGGGCAGCCCGCCGCAGCGCAACGCATGGTTTGTATGGGACCGCGACGACCCGCGCGACACGACCAACCGCCACCCCGATTTCTGCTGGATGGACCGCGTTGACGGCCGCCAAGGAGGACTGTTCGCATGACCATCCCAACCCCACAACCTGTAAAGATTAAAGCGCGCAATCGAAAGCCCGGTGCGCCGAAGAAGCCACTGGACCCGCGCATTGCGCGCTCCGGCGAGCAGATCGGCGGCGGTTTCTTCGTGTTCCGCCGTGGCCGCAAGATCGGCCGCGTTCAATGCCCGGAATGGCCGTTCGAGCATCCGACGATGGAGGCGGCGCACGCCGAGGCAGAGCGCCTGCGCGCGAAGTATCCCGGCGAGCGGTTCGACGTGTTTTCTTACGTCTGGGAGGCGCAGGAATGACCACCCCCACCGACACCCAGATCCTCACCACCTTCCGTGCCCGCAAGGCAGATGCCGAGTTCCGCACCCCCGGCGGCAAGCTGACCGACGAGGATTTGCGCGGCGTGATCCGCACCACGGCCAACATCCACCGCGTCGATCTGCCAAGGGTCTTGGCGCTGGTCATGGCGGAGGGTGAGCTGTGAGCGAGACTATCCGCTTCATCCCGCCGAAGTACCAAGGCGGCCGCATCCTGCTCATGTGCGGCGAGGTCGAGGCCGGGGCTGTGTTCCCGCCTGTCGGCAAATTCCCCGGCAAGAATCCTTGGGCATGGCGGTTTTGGATGGGCGGGATCGATGCCCGCAACGACCGCGAGGGCCGTGCCAGCACGGAGGAGAATGCCAAGGCCGCGCTCATGGAGGCGCTGGCTCAGTGGCTGGCCAAGGCGGGACTGGAGCCGATCGCATGACCATCCTCGCCCTTGCCCGCAAGCATGCCGCCGCCCGCACCGAGATCCGCTTTCGTGCGGGCTGGTGGCTTCTGCCTGAGATCATCGGCGGGGCTGCGGGTTGGGTGGCGCTGATCTGGGCGGTGATGTGATGCCGGACCATACCGTGCACGGCAACAATGAGCGATGCCCGGCCTGCGAGCTGCGGCAGGAGGCGGTGGATCGATCGATGATCCTGCGTCCGAAGATCGAATGTCAGGTCTGCGACGGCACCGGGCTTCTGCCGCTCTCCACCGCCGAGATCGTCAGGCGCACATGCGAGGAGGCCCGCAGGATCTACTGGCCCCAGTTCGAGGCGCGGATCGCCGCGCAGAATGGAGAGAGAGGATGACCTACCTCGTGGAAGTCACAGCCGTGCAATCCGCCGTGCGCGAGTATCTGGTGCATGAAAGCAGCGAGATTGCGATGAACGTTGAGCAGATCATCGCCGCCCTGCCCGCGCAGGGGGTGCGGGTGAAGCCGCTGATCTGGACGCGCGCCGACGAAGATGACGGTGTGCCGCAGTGGGTCAGCGGCATCTATTTCATCCGCTACACCGCTGCCGGATACAAACTGCGGATCAACGGCATTGAGATGCCGAAACGGTATCTCGGGAACGACGCCGACGAGCAGGCCAAGGCAGATGCCTACAAAGACCATGCGGCCCGCATCGTCGCCGCTCTCGCCCCCGCAGAGGCGGGCGGGGTGGAGGCCATCCGCGCAGCCGCAATCCGTGAGGCGGCAGCAGTCGTAACCGCAGGCGACACGGTGACGGCCATCCAGCGCAAAATCCTTGCCCTAATCGACACGCCGTCCGAACTGAAAGAGGACGCTGACAAGCTGAGACGGACCGTTGCCGCTCGTGATCGCCGCATCACCCGCCTCGTGGACGCACTGAACGATGCAAGGGCGAAGGGATATGTAACGGGTGCGGAAACCGATCCGGCCATTGTCCAGTCTGCCCCCGCAGAGGCGGGCGGGGTGGAGGCGCAGAAACCCCGCAAGGGCGAAACCGACTGCGGTTATGGCTGGCCTTGTCCTGACCCAACTTGCGTAGCCTGCCATCCGTCATCACAACCCGCCCCCGCCCCCGTGGATGCGCTGGTGAAGGCGGCGGAACCTGACTATTGCTATGACGATGAGTGGGAATACACGTTGCCTTGGGGCGACCGCGACAGCTTGGTTGAATACGCTGATCTGACCAAGCCCGTCCCCATCTACACGCTCTTAAAAGGACCGACGAAATGGGCAGTCAACGTCCCTTTGGATACAGACGGGGACGGAGAAGCGGACGACTTCGAGCTGACATGGTTTGACAGTGAGGACGCCGCCCTCGCCGCCCTTCGTGGAGGCGCGAAATGAGCGGGCCGGAGCCTATCGCATGGACGGGCAGCGGTTCTCTTGTGGCGCTTGTTCACGGCGTTGATGGTCACATCTGGCCTGAACAAGCAGACGCCCACCCCATCCCGCTCTACAGCCAATCCGCCCTCCGCGCCGCCCGTGAAGCCGCGCTGCGGGAGGCGGCTGCAACTGTGACCGCTGGCGACACCGTGCAGGCCATCCAGCGAAAAATCCTCGCCCTGATCCCGAAAGACGGAGAGAAGCCATGACGACGCCGGAACTGTTGCCCCGTCAGCCCGCGCCTATTCCCCTTTGCCTCGACGGCTGGACTTGCGGGCGCTGCGGATCAACGTGGTCTTACTACTTCCACGAATGCCCGGACTGCGACGCGATTTCCGATGGCCTGACCATCGCCGCCGCCATCAGGGAGGGCCGCAATGGGTGACGTGCGGCGTTTCAGCCTTGAGGCCGAGGTGGAAGAACTGTTTCGCGCCAAGATGAAAGAGTTCGCGGATTGGGCGGCGGAGAATTGGACCATGACCGAGGCAGAGGCGCAGACCCTTACCGAGCCAACCGCCGTCCCGTCTGAATATGCCAAGGGCTACACGGCTGCGATGACTGACGGCCTGCGAGACGCGTTGGATTGCTGGATGGATGAGTTCTATGGGTGACGTGCGGAAGCTGATCGAGGCGGTGCGCGCTGGCCTTCCGTATTTCGGCCACCTTGGATGGTGCAACAGCAAGGACGGGCGCGACTGCAACTGCGGACACGACCGCGCCTATGCCGCCATCCTCCGCGCGATGGAGGCCCGCAATGGGTGACGACGTGCGGAAGCTGCGGGATGCGGTGGAGGTGGCGGACGATCTGGCGTGCTGCATCGCCATGATCCAGCGCGCCATCGGGCAGGGCAAAGACGTATTCATCGAACCTGACACGAAGCGGAAACTGTCTGATGCGCGCGCCCGTCTTGAGGCGTTTTACGCCCTGATCCTGAAAGGAGACGCGACGTGAGCAAGATGCACCAGACCGGATGGGTAATCTGGCATCCTCAGCACGGCATCTACCTCTATCCTCAACGGACACGCGCCGAAGCCATCATGCAATTCTGCGTGGCGCGCGACTGGGCCTGCTATGAGGAAGCGAAAGAGCGGGCATTTCGGGGCGATGTGTGGCCGATCTTAAAGACGCTCACGGACGCTGGCCGCGCCCGTTGGCGCAAGGAGCAGCGGCAGGGATACATCGCTGTACGGGTGTCCATTGAGGTGGCCGACTATCGCGCGGAGACACCCCATGACTGACCTTGCGAAGCTGCGGGAGGCGGTGGCCGTTCACAACAAGCGCGCCGGGACCGCGCCGAAAGACGCGGCCTACATCGGTCGCGGTTCGCCGTGGGGCAATCCTTTCGTGATCGGCAAAGACGGGACGCGCGACGAGGTGTGCGACAGGTTCGAGCGCGAGATACTGCCGACGCTGGACCTTGAGCCGTTGCGGGGGAAACATCTGGTGTGTTGGTGCAAGCCTGCACGGTGCCACGGTGACGCCATCCTCCGCGCGCTGGAAGGGGGTGGGGAATGACCGACATTCTGACCATCACGATCACCGCCATCATCAGCTTCTGCGCTGGTGTCGCTTGGGCGGCATGGGTTCTGGAAACTAAGGCGCGGA